TTTATTCCACCTCTTTGTGTGTATTTTCTGTTAAGTCAACAGGTCCTTGATAATCTGGGTCTACTGCCTGTCCTAATTCTTCATAAGACATTGCGTTGACACTATCCCCGATTCCCTTTGTTGTTGGGTCCACCAATACCCCGACAGCCACTAAGATATTAAGGATGATACCTACAAGCTGTGATACTTCATCCTGTGCGATTGGTGCTGTGATACCTAAGATTCCTAGAATCTGATAGATAAATGCAATTAAGGCAGAAGCCAATGCTACTAATGTTGCTTTATTCTTGAAACGTAATTTAAGATTCATGATTTCTCCTTTCATTTTGTGGAAATATATGTTAATATGTATTTGAAGATTTTTTCATACTTAATCTTCAATTTTATACTTTCCCCCTACAGTTTGCAGGGGGATTTTTTTATACTTGATAAAACTTCTTTTGGTTAACTAAAGCCTGCTTTAGTTAATTATGAATCATTCTCTGAACGTCCACTTTACTAATACCCGTATTATCGAATCTATCTATCATTTGTTTAACATTAATGCTCTCAAGTTCTCCTGTATCAATTTTTTGTTTGACATATTTACAGAAATCTTCGAACACAGTATCTAACGTATTTAATGATGTTGAATCGGCTTCTTTTACAATCTGATGTGTAAAAATTGAAATACCTAACCCGTATGTTATAGCATCATCTATATAACTTTTTATATTCTCTAAATTGCTATCTATTAATCCTATTGTTGCGATTGAATTTTGAAAATTCCCTATTTTCCCTAATGTCGCATTCCCAGACTCACCTCTTAAACAATAAATTCCTAGCTCACTACAAGCTTTTTTCAATGGTTTAGTTATTAAATTATGTCTACAAAAATAAGCACATGGATACGTAACTCCATTCGTAAAATTAGTTTTAATCATTGATTGCATAGCATTTTTTATCGTTAAAAAATTACTATCATCGGATACAAAATCATCAAAATCTGATTTATTATTTAATTCTGAGCCTAATCCGTAAATAGCAAATTCGTGTCCATCTTGAATTGCTTTCTCCACTTCCGATACATCCATATCCTTAGGAGCTGTTGAAGTTGTTATTTTCAATCCATATTTATCGGCAATAGGTTTCATGACATCATAAAAATTCCTACCTCCATTATCTGTAGTAAATACAATAAACGGGTTTAATTTTCTATTTTCTACAATAGAATCAATATACATTGGTGGTATTGTATTCGCAGTAAAATGTATGCTCATTTTGATATGGCTTATGGTTTTTCCTAATGGTATAGAAATTAAGGGAACGTAAATCATACCGCCTGGATTTCCAAAATCCATTACTAATTTATCAGTCATTGAACTCCCATCTGTTGTAGTATACTTAATTTCGGTATAATCTACATCTCTAGTATATTCTCGGTCTAAAAAATACCACAAACCATATTTACAATCGGCTTTTGTTGAAATATTTATATCGGCATCAATTTGTGAAAATTTACTATTATAATCATTAGGAACTAATGCCGACGGTTTCAACATTTGTTTAGAGATATTTATAATATCTGTAGACAGTTCGAAATAATCGCCAGGAGGTAATTCACTAAATGATAAAATAGTTGTCCCTCTCGCTTTTAATTGTGAAATTTTAGAATCTTTAATATCTCTCATTGTAACCGTCGTGTTATTCTTTTTTGATTGTTCAATATAATCACCGTGTTGTTTAATTGTTTCGCCGTATTTAAATTCTTTTGATATTTGTATTGTTTTATTTTCAATTACTCTTGGAATTATATTTTTTAAAGTAATACTTTTGTCGTTGCTACCGTTTACATATACAAACGCACTCCCAGACGGAGCCGTAACAGTCATAGGTTGACTTGTCCAACTTGATATTGTGCTGTCATATACTTCTGATAAACCGTTATTTTCCGAATCCGAAAACACACATAACGACGTCCAAGTGTTATTAAAATATAAACCTGTAATAAAATACGTCTTTCCAGGCGTGACAGGAAATTTATAGCATATACGACCATCTGATGAATTTAATAATACTTTCCTTCCTTCATCATATTTAGCGTATTGAGTTTCATATTTTGCTATCGAAGAGATGTCAACTTTAACAATTTGAGTCGTTGGGTCACAATCTTGCATCAATTCATAATTCAACGAATATATATCTGTATTTGTATCATCTAAAGATTCCTTTAGTGAACCAATTTTCTTTCCAACTACAGCCGAATCCGCAGGCTTATCTGATTGTGTAAGTGTTTTATCTGTGTTTACCGCAGCCGAATTATAAATACCACCAGAAGTCCATGCAGACCCATTCCAGTAATACCAATTGCCACTTGTGTAACCAGACTCACTACCTTGATAGACATAGACTCTTGTTTTGTCTGTCATACCTGCGACAGTAGTTGCAATATAAGGTGCTCCAATCTGCCCCATAATCGCAGACCACGGTACCTTTTTGTAAATCCTCTTTTCCAACAAGACAATACATATCTTCTGTCGGATTAGACAATAGCGGTAAATCATTTATCTTTGCCATTTGCATCCACCTCTTTTACTTCTACACCAGATTTCTCCAAAAACTCTTTCAGTGCTTTCTGGTGTCTTTTTAATACCATCATTGCTATATAAAATTATGCAATCATCTTTTTCAAGATTGCGTATTTTCAAATCATTTATTGTAATTGTTTTCATCATATAAACCCTATTACCCTGTTACCCATGTAGCAAATACGTTAAGCCACGCACCTGTTTCAACAGTAATGCTTTTAGTTGTTCCATATCTTTCAACTTTACATATCCCTGTCGTTCTGACAGTAAGTAAAAACCTGTTAAGTCCACTTCCTTGACATAGAAAACGACTTTCCTGTGATGGTGCAAATTTTTTATCAAACGTTAAAATACTATCGTGTGTAGACCATGCCGTATTATTTTTTAACGTTCCCTGCAAAAATACAATATTTCCAATTTTCCGTACTCTTGCGTTTGAATTACTTGTGTATGGAACGATGCCATTTCCGTATTTACACTCAATCCATCCTGTGTCCTCTATAATGTCTTGCTTTTTGTTTATATTTTCGGACAAATTTTCTACATTTGTTGACAAATTCCCAACATTTGTTGACAAATTCCCAACATTTGTTGTTATATCTTCAATTTGAAGTCTCTTTTTCAAATACTCTGAAAGATTTGAAACCTTTACTTTTTTTGCATCATTCCCACCGATGATTAAATATACATCATCCGTGGGAATTTCCTGCTCTGGCAAATCATTAATTAATATAAGAGGTACATTAACCGCCATAATATCACTCCTTAATCATTCAGTTTATTATCTTTGATAAAGTCTCTAATAGCTTTAATATGTTCCCTCAGTTCATCGTCAACAACGTAAAAATTGCCCTTATTATTTCGGCTGATTGGCTCTCCTGTGCTATCGTTAATCTCGTTGTATGTATAAGTTACTCTGTCTCCACCATCAATATTCAGTACCATAAAGCTACTCAACTGTTTCATTTAACATTTCCTCCTGTTCTTCAATTAACGAATTGATTTCGTCAATATATTCTTTCTCATAATCTATCGCAACTTCTTTATTTTCATCTTGATATTCTTCTAGCCTTTCAAATTCGTAATCTCTTTGAATTGCTTTAATTTCCCATGAGAATTTGAGATTTTCAGTACCTTTTACAGTAAAATAAGTAGGTGTTTTTTCTTCTACCCATAAATCGCCTTGTCCCTCTTTCTGCAAGAATACTTGGTACTCAATACCAGTGTTTACCGTTTCTGCAAATATATCATCAATGCTTATATAACATTCTCCAGTTTCATCGGTTTGTGCCGTTCCAATATCTCCAAACATTGGAGTTGCTGTCTCATAGCAATACTGTGAACGAATATCGTAATTTTCAGTATCAACTATTCTCTTTTTCGTCCCTGTACACATAAAATCTTTATGGACAGTCAAATTTCCACCAGAAATATCTACATTTCCACCAGAAATATTTACATTCCCATAAAATGATGAATCCAAGTCAGAAACAAAAAGTTCTTTTCTTTCTCCTATACTTACATAAAAGTGACCTTTTTCTGTACTGTTTAATCCGTGAGATATTAATATGCTTTCATAATCTATAGTTGTCTCTGTTGATTTATTGTCAAATAGCGTACCAACACTATTTTCTGAATTTTTAACTTTTATACGATCGTGTCTTACTATTGAAGCTTTTCCTGTGCCGTCCTTATTTTTAGAAACGTACATTCCATCATTGAATAATTCTGGCAGCAAGCATATATATGATTGTGGAGTTTTATCGTCTGTTAGGAAATAATTCGACACCAAAATTCCTCCAGTGTCTACCGTCACAATTTCTTGATCCCACATATTGTAAACATGCAGCTCCCCGTTTCCATAAGTTTCGTTTTTACCTCCAAGGTTTAATATTCCACCTCTTGAATATGTAAAGTTGATATACAGTTTTCCGTCAGACCCACGATAAATACCTTGCCATGCTCCGTCATTGGTTAGAAGATTAAAGATTTCTTCATGTGTCAACGCATCAACATCTATTGCAACAGGAATTGTCTCAATGTCAAGAACCTCTGTAAATCCACCTGCCGCATACATCGTACATCTAAGTGCTGCTACATCTCGAGGGATACCGATTGCTTTATTGCTTGCTGCTTGAATCGCCCCACCATTCGTTGTTGCAAGAGCACCATATAGGCTGTGAGTGATTGATGTTTCATCTGCGGATGAAGTATAGACAGTTTTGTATGTGTCTCCGTCAATCGTTTCCTCAATCTTAAATCGGCATTTATATGCTGTTCGTGCTGTTACTGTACCATCACGATAATAACCAGACAGTGTAATATAGTTCGGCACCATTGAGCTGTCCGCTGATCGTTTGATGATTCCTGCGGATGGTTCCATAAAGTAGGTTCTTCCTGCACTTCCTTGATCGCCTTGTGGTCCTGTTGCCCCTGTTTCTCCGGGAATACCACCCTTTAATTTAGCAATATCAAATCGTTTTGTAACAGAATATGTATTAAGGTAATTAGCTGTAATATCTACCCATCCAACCTCTGTTGTTAATCCTGTTACAGTATAAGTGTGTGTTGAACCATTCCAAGCACCTACGACACCGCTTGACTTCTGCACGTTGTAAGTACAGTCGTTAGATATATCGGTATGACCGTATAAAACCTGTGCTGTCGTGTGACATTCTGGAAACGCTGTGTATTCTCCTTTGTAATCTGTTGCGATTGCTTGATAGTCCTTGTCAAGATTTATAATCATAGCACGAGACTTTTTCGCTTCATTGATTGCATCATTAATTGCTTCTGTTGCAGTCTTTCCACCTATTGTGACGTTATCTCCAGAAATCCTTACAGTACCAGTTTCTATGTCTGCAAAAAAGATAATATTTCCAGATTTATCCTTGACTGTCAATGCACCAGTATTAATATAATCTGCATTGATTCCCTCTGCATAAAGCAATCTTGTTATCATTTCGCCTGTGATTGTAAAACCATATGGATAATTTTTACCGCCATCCGTGGAAAAACCGATTGCATCTGATGTTAACTTAATAACATTTCTTGATTCAGCAAGCGACCTCTTATCATGCAGGTAATAAATACTAGAACCGTCTGGTTGCTTCTCTTCCGTTGAATACAATCCACTACCACTTTTAAGTGTTTCGTTCAGTTTTTTAATCGCATTTTCACGATTTGTCTTTTCACGTTCAACTAATTCTTTCACTTGAATCAGTGCTTTTTGTTCACTTGACGTGTAATTGCTTTGATTTCTCATTGGAGATTCTGCACTGTTTTGTAGTGTTGTATACCCAAAGAATACAAAGTTTACATCTGTTAAGACTGAATAGAAACTTTTCCCTTTCCAGTCTGTAATCTTTATCTTGTCTCCAAACTCTGCAATTGGATAAGAAATATAATCCATCGTAAATCCACGAAACGTTACATCCTTGAATCTTTCATAAATCCAAGAAACTAATGTCTCTTCATGACCTGCAACTAACGGATTCTCTATTTCTAAAACGTAGCCATCTGAACCGTATTTGACTAATTCTTCCACATCTTCTTCATTTTCGTTACCATCTTCATCGGTTGTTGTCTTAGTGACAGTCTTTGTCATTTGTACACCTGTTACCTGCACATCGTTTGTATCGCTTGTTAAAGAATCATAAGCTTCGATATCGTGAATATTAGTACTGTAGTCAAAATCATATGTAATTATCTGTAGATGTCCTGTGCGGTCAATTCTTGCATTTCCGCAGGCAATCATAGAGATAAATCCTATAATCTGTCGGTGTGTATACTCACTAGATGGCATGGTTGGTATCTGGAAGTCATTATGTAAAAAGTTACTATCTCCAATCAAAATACCGCAGTTATCACAACTATCAATCAATACACTCTTTGCTGTCGCAGGGAATGTCAATGTTGTGCTGTATGTCTTATCTGCTTTATACATATCATCATAGCCGACAATCGTTACAACACTTCCGTAGGTTTCTGGTTGAGTAACGGTAAATGTACCGTATTCAATTTTTTCTATCGTTGATGATAATTCAAACGTCAGATATAGTCTGATTTTTGCTCCAAAGAAATCATAATCAGATAAGTGATCATCGTCGTTCATGATTTCTAACTGTACGTTTCTGCTAAGGGCAACTCCTAAAGGAATAGAGTTTGCCCCCGCAGAATCAACCAGACTATTGTTATCTATCGAAAAATCATCCTCTGTCAGTTCTAAAACTGTGCCATTTGCAAGTGTAACTTCTGCATACTCTTTAAAATCCTGTCTTTCTGACATTAGAGTTTTAAACTCATTACTTACATTTATCATATCGGGTTAACCCCCTGTGCATTGAACGAAAAACTAGATAATTTCTCTTTGTTTTTCTCCAATGTTTGTATTTTTATGTCCGATACCTGTCCGACATAAAACTTTGCCGTTCTCCATTCATTGTGGTACACGGAAAAATAATGCAAATCAAAAGGTTTTCCTTTTGCTACCATTTGCAGGATTTTTGAAGCTTCTGACATTGGAATATCCGTAGCTGTATATGGGAAACGCTCTACCGTAAACATCGGTGTAAATTTCCCTTTTCCAGACTGTGCCCTTGTTGAACCTTGCGTATACGTGGTTTCGAGTGCTACAGCTATGTCACAATCTGGTTGCCATATTTTCACACCGTTTATTTTTATATAATCTTGTGCCATATTTACTCCTTTCTACGCAAGGCTGAATGGGTTTCTACCGTTACTCATTTGTCTTAGTTTCGCTTCTTCGATAAATTCATCAAATAACGTTCTGCGATTGATTTGTGCGGTAAAGTGATAATCTCCACCATTGTTACCGTTATTGTCTGATTCTAAATCTTTCATAACTGCTAATAGCTGTTCAAGCAAGTTAATTACGTCATTATTATTGCTGTTTGTATCACTCTGTTTCTGTGCGATCACTGCGGATGCTTTCGCAGGTATAATCTTACCAGTTGCAATCTCCGGTGTTTTAAATGGTACACTTGCCAATTCTTTAGCCTGATTCATAAAGGTTTTTATTGTATCTGGGAATGCTCTTTCCAGACCAACACTAATACCTGCGGGTAGCATTTTTCCAACCTTATCTCGCATTAATCTTGATGGAGAATGGATTCCAAAGAAACTCGTTACTGAATCAAACGCTTTTCTTGCAAGACCTGTCATTTTATCAACCAAAATCCATGCAAAATCTCCAATACCTTTTGCTATACCTTTTACAATGTTCTTTCCAACACTTAACCAGTTCACTTTTGTAAACTTATCTTTCATTTTCACTACTGCATTTTTTGCTTTAGTAGCTAAACTACTAGGTAAACCTTTAATTCCATTGACTGCATATGTAATAATTTTCCTTGCGGCTGTCTTTACTGTTGATAATTTACCAGTGATACCACTTCCAACATTTTTGACACCATTAGTACCTATTTCTTTTAATTTGCTAGGCAAATTTTTGATACCATTTACAAGGCTGCTATATACGTTTTTTATTGCATTGACTGCATTAGATTTTGCACCCATGATACCGTTCTTAATACCCACAATAAGACTTTTACCAAGTGACAACCAATCATAGGCTGCAAACACACTAACGATTGCCATGATAATTTTTGGAATACTTGCAATAAGTGTAGGAATTGACTGAATCAATCCTTTAATCAATATCGCAATAAGTTTCACACCTGCGACTAAAATTTTAGGTGCATTATCATTGATTACACCTGCAATGTTAATCACGATTTCAGGAACATTTTTGATGATATCTGGCATGGCATTAGCTATACCTTTAGCAAGATTTAACATAAGTTGGAGACCAGAATCTACTAATTTTCCTGCATTGCTTCTTAAGTTTGCAGTAAAATTGGTCAGTGCTGATAATCCTTTACTGATAAACTGCTGTGTACCATTTGTGATACCTTTTGCTAAATTATCCATAAAGGACGTTCCAAGACTAGTTAAGGCATTGAGTGCTTTACCTGCAACAGATATTGCTTTTACTAAGATTCCTACCCAATCAATTCCAGTCAATAGCTGTGCTAATTTAGTGCCTAGCAATGACCAGTTTGTAGTATCTAAGGAATTTTCCAGTGTTGTAAGTATTCCGATTGCCAGACCAGAAAGTCCAAGACTAATAGAATTAACGTCTATCTGCTCTATCGCACCGTTTAATCCCTGCCCAATAGATTTACCGATTGTATCCCATTTAAGGGTATTTACTGCACCTGCGAGCATCTGAAACGGAATGTTGATACGGTTAGCAAACAACCGTCCTACATTAGACCAGTCAACCTCATTGAACATACCATTGATTCCAACACCAATTTTTGCCCCTAAGTTCTTCCAGTCAATTCCCTCGATCAGAAGATTAAGAGTGTTAACAATTGTATTAATACCTGCACCTACAGTACGTCCCATCAAATCCCAATCTATGTGGTCCACAAGGCTGTTAAATGTCCGTGTAAATGCGTTTACAAAATACGTTATTTTCGGTCCTACATTATTCCAATTGATGGCATCATAAATCTTTTGTAGACCTTTGTTGATACCACTAGCAATATAAGCTCCAAGTCCCTCCCAATCCTCTTTCTTTATGAGGTCCTTAATCTTCTTAGCAATATCTGCAATAGAAGATTCAATAGGAACTTTCTCAAACATATCTCCAATGGATGGACCAGTGTAACCACCGCCACCACCTCCACCGCCTGCGGATGGGGTAGAAGAACTAGGTGTATCGTTATCTTTCTCTTTCTGGTACTGTCGGACTTCATCAAGTCCAGAAAGATAAGTCTGTATCTCTTTATTTGCTTTTTTCGTGGCTTTTGCGTTATTCTTTGTGGCTTTTGCCGCCTTATTAGCACCACTGGATGTTTTATTCAATGATGCCGCATAATCTTCTTGTACGGCTTTCGCTCTTGTAAAAGATTTCTGTCCTGTCAGTGCCGCTATAAACATTCCTACATACGTGATCGCTTTCGATAACATATTCATGAATGCCGTTAATATAGGTGCAACTACGGACAAAATCGGTGCAAATGCTGTTGCCAAACTGTTTTGTAACTGAGTTAATGCTGACATCATGGAAGATATCGAAGCATTAGTAGCTGACGAATACTGTGCAAGGTTATTGATGCCTGTCATGATTCCACTGTTAACTTTAGAAATCATTCCAAAAACGGTAGAATATAATATACTCATACCGACCATTCGACCAATAGAAAAGCTTGCATTATTAGCACTGTTTGTTGTGCTTGTGAAGTTCTGTGCCAGTCCACCAAGACGTTTTCCAAGTCCAGATACGACTCCACCCATCCTACTAAAGATAGATGAAATACCGCCTGTCTTTGTCTTAGCACTGTCCACAGACTGACTGACATTCTTAAATGATGAACCAAGCCTACTATTTGTGTTAACAAGTCCTTTTTCTTTTGCATCTGTCTGTGTTATTTCTTTGTTTAAGGCATCCAAAGCTTTTTGACTTGCACTAGATGCCGTGGCAGAATATGCACCAGTCATAGGAGCTGTCTTGATCGCAGGTGTTTGTACTGTTCCACCACCGCTTTCTAACTGACGTTTCTTAGCAATCAGTGAATCGTACTGCCTGCCTAACTTCTCTGCCGCACTCTCCAATGCCATAAAGGCAGGAGAACTTGTAACACTTTGATTTCTTGCAAACAACTCTTGCTGAATCTGTGCTACTTGATTAAACTGTGCTTCTACCTGCTGTAGTGTCTGTTCAAGAATCTGATAAGCTGTAGTGTTGATAGGGCTGTCACTTATCTTTTGTTGTGCCTGTACTGTCTGCTCCAAGCTGTTATTTAACAGTTCTACCTTTGTTTCTGTGCCTGTGATCTCTGCATTAAGTTTAGCTAATGCGTTAGCACTTTTCTCACTTGCCAGACCTGTTCCACCTGTCAGCTTTCCAGTCTTAGGCAGTCCAGTGTTTCCTGCTGTAGATGTTTCCAACTGCTTCTTTTTTGCAATCAACTGTTCATATTGCTGATCTAGTTTAGCCGCTGCACTCTCCATTGCTTGAAATGCAGGGGAGGAAGTAGCACTCTGATTTCTGTTAAATATATCCATCTGTGCTTTTTCTAACTCTGCAAGCTTCTGTCCTGTACTTTCTATAGCTTTATCTAACGTATCTAGTGCATCAGATTTAATATCTATGCTTTCTAGCTTCTTTTCTGCCTGTGCGGTCTTTTCCAGTTCCTCAGCAACGATCTTTGCTTTTTCTTCAAAAACATCCATACCTTTTGTATCTGGTGCTTTTATACCGCCACTTATGGCTTTTTCCATTGATTTCCCAATGGTTTTTACTTGATTGGATAAACGTTTTAAAAGGGATGCAATTTCTTTCACACTTGCTTTTGCTTCGGTTGTATCAATCTCTGTTTTGATATAAATACTTCCATCCGCTTTTTGTGTAGCCATTTAATCACGCCCCTTTCCCATTCAGTAAATCGTTCAAACGTTTCTGTTCTTCTAATTCCTCTTCGGAATATTTAACATCTAGGTCAATAAGCGTTTTATTTTCTTTGTAGAACTCTCTTTCCCAGTCTTCCAGTTTCTTTCTTTTAGCTTTCTTCATGCGAACACTAAGAATCTGCGAAAACAAAGACTCTCCAATTTCCATGTAAGCTCCTAAAAAAGTCCACCAATGTAAATACTGCATAGCTCGTATTTCTTTTCCAAGTACACGGTTAACAGATGGGATGATAACTGGTGCATCATGTTCCCAATCCATCACATGAGGTTGTTTCTTCCCATCATCTTTAATACCCATGTCAATAAATTCGATGGCTTTTTCAATAGCTTCTTCATAGTCTTGTGGTGGCATATTTCCAAAATCAACGTATAAAATGGTAAGGCAAACAATCCACTTTTCATCGTTCTCAAAGTCTGGGTCATTAAATGTTTTTAAAATGTCCAGAACTGCACGAAAATCTGTGCGTATTTCATAATCTATGCCACCAACTACTATGGATGTAGGAAGTTCCCAAACTTCCATTATTTGTGATATTTAGACGTTGCCCTTTTAATTTTCGCCTGTTTCTTCTTAATTCTCTGGTCTGTTACCTGCTCAATAATATCTGCGATCTCCACGATGATGTTCTCGATGAAGAAATCTCCGCTTTCTGTAAGAGTTAGTGGATTGCAAATAGCAAATACAGACTTAGAAGCTTTAGAGTTAAGCAAGTAATCAATCTGCCCCTCTAATTTGTCAGACAGTTCTAAGATATCCTGCTCTGTAGCATCCTCTGGAAGTTCCATCTTTTCCAAATTAGCAACAACTTCTTCGTATCTTCTTACGATATTTAAATCAACTGGGTTGAATGGGAATCTTCCGATTTCCTCATCATCTTCGTTTGTTAAAATTACATTTAATGCCCCAGTTTTGACTTTTCGTCTAAGTTCTTCCATATCCTGCACTCCTTGTTATGATAAAACTGCTTTGCTGTTGTCTTTTAAGTCCTGTGTAGCACTTTCTGAAAATGTTCCGGATGTTAGGTTGTAAGTACCTTTTCTGCGGTTTCCTGCGTAGTTAACTGTGAAAGGAATCTGGTAACCACTTGTGTCTCCACCGTAGGATGTTGGAACAATATAACAATCTTCTGCGTATGCTTCATAAGCTCCGCTTGATGCTTCTTTCCATAGGTGTACTTCTACTGCGGTAGTTTTCAGATTATCGTCTTTGTAACGATTATCAATGATCTCCTGCAACTTCTGGCTTAATGTGCTGTCAGCTTCTGCATAATAAGGGTCGGCTTCTGAGGAAACCTCATATCCGTTGTGTTTGAATGTAGATTCTCCGATAATATTTTTACTTGTTTCTGTATCGGGATTAAGTTCGACATTGTACTCTTCTAAGTCTTTTCCAAGACGTTCATAGGATGGTGTTTTACCACCGCACAAAGAGCCTGCATCTAAGAAATGAGCCATATACTTACGGTCAATTTTACCTGTTGTAACTGCCATTATGATTCTCCTTTATCTTTTCAAGGTCAGTGATCTACATCCTGTCGTAGACCAGTTAATAGTTAATTTATCTATCAAAGTCGTTTTGATATCGGGCAGAAATATTGATAGCCCAATTCTCAGACTTGTTTTCGTTTATACTGTCCAAATATGCAGGTGTCTGTCTGTCAATCGTTAAAAACTTTCGATTGCCTGTCAGCACTGGATATTCTTCTAGTTTATATGTGTTGTTTTTAATTGTGATTGTTTGCTTTTCCAACCATTTACCAAGGTTATCCAACCACTCCTTAATTTCTGCTTTCCTCTTTGGTTTTGTACCGCTTGCACGATGTATCACACAAAACGGATACAGACATACCTGTGTGACGTGTCCTGTGATACTCTCTTTTTCTGATTCAATCACTGCACCGCTTACTGGGAACATTGCTTTTCCGCTTGCATCATCTAATGTAGAAAATGCAATTTCGTCTCCCTCTCTTAATTCTGGGAATTGATTTACCAGTTCTTGCAATGCTGTTGTGATCACGTCAAAACCATCAATGTCGTACTTGACTGGTTTCTTTTCTTCTGCCATTAACTTCCTCCTGCCTGCTTCTTAACATGAGTAACCCATGCTTTACCGTGATTCTTCTTTGCTGTTTCAAACCATTTTGGAGTTGCTTTTGGATTCTGATAACTTAAGTCAACTTTTGCGTTTGTATGCCCTGCAAATTCAGTGACTAATACTTTCTTAGCACCTTTTCTCGCCCATGGAGACCCTGTTAATTCGTCAACCATACCTTTACCATAGTATAAGAAACGTCCCATCGGTCCAGTACCTGCACATACCATTCCAGTACCTGCAAGAGAAGCACTTTTTGCTCTCGTTACGTTAATGAATGTACCTGTTTCATGTGGCATATATGGGACCATATCAGTCATAACTTGACTATCTAACCAATATTGAGCACTTTGTATTTGTTCATCGAATCTCGCCAGACTGATATTAGCTTTCATGTTTTGTGTATTCACATTAACATTTCCTAATTTCTTCTTAGCCATATAACCACCTACTTAGCCATTACTTCAAAATGCGGGATTATGTCGTAAAAGGCACTTCCAGTTATTGCAAAGACATAATCATACTTAAGTTTCATCTCTTCGTAGAATCCGTCAATATAATCATCCTCTGCAATCGGTTCTTCATTCTCCCATTCGCCAACAATAAAGAAATCAAAACTATTCGCCTTAGAACTAAACGTAAGTGTCTGTGACAGCTTATCATTCGTCTGTTTAAGCCATTCTTTAGGCGGTAGCCATATTTTGCTACCAACCATCTTTTGACCGCTTTTTAGGCTATACTGCACGTTTAATACAGCATTGTCCTGTGATTCAGAACCGTACTTTGCAACGATGCTTGCTTTATCCATGTTTAGGTTCGTATTATGCAAAATAGAGGGATACCATGTATCTCCTAATTTACTTTCATACCTATTAAAAAGTGTGATTGTATCGTTATACATCGTATCCCTCCGTTTTTTTATCTTGGATATATTCCCATGTACAGCAAGTTAACTCCGTTAGCATCAGTGATGCCAGACAGATAATCTCTTATCTTATCATCGTATAGTTGCTTCTGTGCTTCTTTATCTGCTAGACACTTATCTATCAACGTAGCAGTGCCTGTGTTACTGGAAGTCACATAGCTTATACTCTCGTTTCCTGCACTCTTAGATGCTACCTGCTTACTCATCACAGTTCCATCTTCTAACGTGATGTAGCCTTGTGATGCTTCGACTCTTGCTTCTGCCTGCTCAATCTTGTATGTGATTGACAGAAGTTCGCAGATACATCTTTTTACTGCTTCTGCATCGTCCTCATCGGTCGGAAAAGCAATCTTAAGTTTCTTTACGTTATCCACACCTGTTGTGGCATTATCTATCTTCTTGCAAGAATCCCAGACCAGACGATTAAAGTCTGCTTCTGGGATTGCTTTCTCTCCAAAAAGGGTTTTGTAATATTCATAGTCAATGTACGCCATGAAATCACTCCTTTTTTATCCGTTGGATTTAATAACACCCATGCGGATATTCTTCTGATTAAATGCTAAAGACCAGTTTCCTTTAGCTCCTAACTCTGCATTTGTAGGAGACTCTTTTGCAATCTTGTTAGCATTAATAGAAAATCCGTTAGGATGTAATACATAACCCTGTTTTGTATACAGCTTTTCAATACCGGCAGATGTTTCTGGGTCATAGTCTGTATAATAAGGATTTTCATAGTTCGTCTTATCACAAGTCAATACTGAACCTGTACCAAGCATATAAGTTTTGTATACTGGGTTTGTTCCTGTTGTATCAACTGTAAATCTGTCTGTTACCAGTGGGATAAATCCACCGATTGTAGGAAGATTTACTTCTCTTTCTACCGCATTAGCAATAGTGTATTTGTTGTAGTCAACAAGTCCCATTGCTTTGTACTTTGCGTAGATGTAAGAGTTTAATACAAGTAATCCCATCTTGTCAGCGGAATCTCCTAAAGCTTTCTGCTGTGCGAAGATAAGTGTTGTATCATCAATTTTGTTTGCATCTCCTACAGTCCCCTCACCAGTTAAAGATAAGTCTGTAATATGGTTTTCCATACCAGACAGGCTTAAAACTGCATCAACTGTAGTCATTAAGTCACGTGTTCTTACCTGCTTATAGAAGCTTGCAACAGAGTTTGCAACATGAGTCATAGGGTCTGCACCTGTTAACTCTTTTGTAAAGTCTTTTGATTTCCAAGCTTTCATTCTCTGGATTAACATACAAGTCTGTTTCTTTCCTGTGATTTCAACAGGTGTATTGTTTGTTTCTCCATCGTTGTTTAAAGCCTGTGAGTCCTGTTCATCAATCGGTGTATAGAATGGAATTGTTGCGACATTTCCTTTTTCTCCGATTAAATCCATAATTGTATTGTCCTGTGCTAACACACCAGATGCAATAATCGCATCATTCCATGTTGGGTTTTCTGTCATATAACGAGAAAATTCTTCTGGGTCAAAATAAAAACCGCCAAATAATCCTGTTCTTGGCATAAAAAAAGTCCTTTCTACCCTAAATAAGAATAGATAAGGACTTTTATTTGCCCCATCTACCTACAACTATTAAGGGATTTTTAGGTTAGCGGCTCACTTCCATATTGTGAGTCGGTATTATCTATCTGTCATTTAATAAGGTTGCATAGTAGTCTGGGTCCTCTGCCTTAAGCTTCATTCTGTCGTCTAAAGACATTTCCCTTAACTTCTGTGTTCCCTTTTTCTGCTCTCCGCTGTTGAACTTAGTCGTAAAGCTTGGGATATTAGTACTTGGTGCTTTCTTTTCGTCAACCAAGATGTTCTCAATTGGTTTCCCATCTTTAGTAGTAAGTTCCTTGAATACATCTTCTGCATTTTTCCCATTCTCTTCTTCTAATTTTTGAATCATCTGGGAGCGGATAGAGTCTTCTGTAATTGCATTTACAAATTTTTTATCAGATAAGAAATCTTTTACCTTGTCTCTTAACTCTGTCTGCTTAGCTTCTTTTGCTCTTGCTTCTTTTTCGTCTGCAAGCTCCTGTGTTAATGTTGTAATCTTAGTCTTAAGACCGTCAACATCTTCTTTCTCTAATTCAGCTAATCTGGTCTGTACATCGTCTAAAGATGTTTTGTATTCATCTTTTTTCTCTACCTGTTTATTGTAGTCAGCTACAGTCTTATAATTTTCGGCATGTCTTTTTTTAAGCTCTGCCTTTTTCTCTTCTGGGATTTCGATTCCTAATTCTGCTAAAATCTGTTCGTAATTCTGCATTGTATATCCTCCTACATTGTTTGTATACCGCTATGTCTGCGGTAATGGATTAAGACTTATATACCTAAGTCAAGGTAAAAGAAATGTGGGGACTTGAACCCCACTCGAGCCTCGAACTCTTTTCCTGTCGTCATGTAACCAAAAACGCTTAAAAAACTCTGTACTTACAAGGAGGCTGTAGCAAATCTGTACAATTCCTACATATTTATTGTAAACCCTAAAATATGCCGTTTCAATACCCTCTTTTTTTACATTTCCGCAAGTTTCTTTATCTGTCGCTGTATCTCTTTTCTCTCGTCCATAAAGTCGGAATCAATAACCATAGAAGAAAGCATATCATACACTTCCACCATCAATCTACCGACCGATTCCATAAGCTTATCACGGTGTCCTTGATCTCCGTTTTCTTTGTATGCCATTTTAGCACTTAAGTAGTTGTCATACAATGCATCTATATTTTTATCATACTTGCCATTGCTGTACTTCTTAATAAGATTCTCTCCTGCATCCATGACGGTTTCTGCTATGTCTCCATGCTCCATCTTTTCCAGATTGCATAATGTTGTTGTAATCTTATACATTGCATCAAGATTAGATGTTGTGAGCTGTTTTAATGCTGAGTTTTTTTCTCTTTCTAGCTGTTCTTCCAGAACATGTTTGATTTCACTCATAATTTGACCCCCTTAAGCTTCTTTTTGTATTTCTCATGAATGAAGTCCTGTGTCTCTGTAATATACACCATGTCGTATCCTACAGAGATTAGATCAGTAACCATCTTTTCAACTGTTTCTAGCTCTTTAGATACGTCTTTTACCAGACATTCTACAAATAGTGCATCCGATACGTTTCCGTTCGTTCTAAGTTGCTGTGCGTACTTCTCATAGGCTTCTTTTGTCTCTTTCTCCCAGTTGTGATACTCTATAAAGCCATCCTCTACGGCTTTCTGCTTTGTGGATTTTCCGATACTTAGTCTACTGGCTGTATACCAAGAGTCGGGAATCACTTTTATAGTACCGCTAAAAGAATCTTTTAAAAGCTTGCCGTGATGATCTACAAAATACCTACATATTTCACGTCTCTCCAAGCTTTCTGTAAGAAACTGGTATTCATGTAATCTTTTGTAGCCTTTCAAACCTAAGAAGTTGAAATAGTCTGCCATTTGACCGTGTATCATCATAGCCGCTACATATCTTTTGTTGATCTCGTCAAAGATATCTTCTGTTTTTGTTACTTCAAGATTGTTTGTAAATTCAATCATGATCGCACCTCCTTAAGAGATACGCTTTATAATAATATTCGCATCTTTTACTATTGCCGCTGTTGTTCCTACATTTCCGATGCTTACGATTAAGCTACCGCCAGATGGTACAGTTACAACCGTTGTTGCTCCCACGTTCTGAAATGTGTTCGCTGTAACTACTGTATAGTCCATTTCTGTTCCACCAATAGCTTCTCCGTTAAGCTCTACAGCAAGTGCCGTTGCTCCTGCTGCATTAGCGGATACATTTCCGTTAAATTCTACCTCTACAGTCATAGGGCAGTTTGATCTATTCGTTAACGTAAACAGACCAGACCCCTCTACATGATTCAGCCACCCATAATTACAAGTACAACGTCTGCTACTATATCGTGTATTCGCAAATAGTACGTTTGCACCACTGTTTACATCCTGCTGTGCTACATTTACCGCATTTAACATAATTTTCCCTCCTAAACAAAAATAGGATGCCGAACCCGACACCCTATCGTCAATATATTGCTAGTCTACTTAGTAGATATGGATTCTTCCAACAAGCTTGATTTATTTACACATTTACACTTCCGCAGTTGCAACCACCGTATGCATACCCATTATAGGATACATAAGGACTTGCTGTAATGTATGCAGGTGTTGGGAATGGTCTAACAGCATCCACAATGTTCTTAGTCTGTGATACCTGCGAAATCTGGAAGTTAGATAACTGTAAGTCTCTATCTCTGTCCGCAAGTTTATCTCTAAGATTCTGGATTGTGTTGTCCTGCATCAACTGGCGTGTAGCCTGTCCGTCTGCGAGGATTGTTTCCTTAATATCACAGCAACACTGTGCCATCTGTGCCTGCATATTCTGGGCCATTAAAGCCGCATCATAGCGGTTCTGTAACACTTCTTTCTGTGTTTCACAGCAACAAGCCTGCTGTTGTGCCTGCATCTGCTGTAATCCTAACTGTGTTGTGTATCTGCTTTCTAATACGTCTCTCTGTGTCTGACAAGCTGTATTAGATACGTTCTGGTTTGTATTGAAAATATCTCTCTTAACAAACTCATCGGATAAGAAAGCATTTTCGCCTGCGGTCGTTGCGGTATCGTTATTTCTTCCCCATCCGTTACCACAGAAAAGGAAAGCAATTAAGATAATCCAAATCCACCAACCACCGTTGCCGAAGCCGTTATCATATCCGTCATTTTTTGTCACTGCCGCTACATCTGCCGCAGTGAGTCCCATTGCTTCATTCATTGTTGTTGTCCTCCATAAATTTATTTACCAAGCTGTGCACCGCTTAATATCTATTTGTTCACTTTGTCCACAATATCCTGTGGATTCATGCCCTGCTGTTGGCATAGGCTATTAAACACTTCTTGTGGGTTCTTTCCCTTGCACATTTCCATTGCCTGCTTGATCGCAGGGTTTGTCTGTGCCATGCTCTCAACCATAGACTGCGGATTGTTAGACCCTCTTACCATGCCCATTACCTGCTGTACCATCTGCATAGGATTGTTGTTTCCCATCATACCGCCTATCATGTTCATTAAAGGATTACTCATTGCTTAACTCTCCTTTCTCTGGTTGCTCTCCTAGCTTTGCTAGAAGTTCTTCAAACTCTGTTCTTGTAACATATCTATTATCATAGTTTACATTCTGTTTTTGGACTGTCTGCGTGGCTTCTGGTGGTATCTCTTCAAACCTAAACACCTTAAAAGTTGCACTGCCCATTCCATCTACACTCTTTACATAAAAGAAAGGTGCATTGTTATCCATCATCCATGCTGTAGCCCCTGGCTGTACAATCTGGTTCTTTGCTCCCTCTATACCTGCAACTTGTATCCAGTTCACGTTTTGCGTAGGTACTGGATTGACTGGTTCTTGCATCGGTTTATTATACTGCTGTTGCATTTGCTGTAACTGATTTAGCCTATCCTGCAACTGCATTGTATCCTGCTGATACATTGGTGCATAAGGATTATAGTTATATCCGTTCACTCTTCCACCTCCCTTTTATGTGTAAATTATCGCATTAAAAAAGAGACTCTAACAGGTCGTTAAAGTCTCACAAAAGTATCATATTAAATTAAAAAATTAGCACCATGATAGGGGCCATGGTGCTTGAAAATAAGGATAAGATTGAGGAACACCAATTGATGAAAAAAGGTGTCGTTGAAAAATAAAAATTAAGCCAACATTTGGGGAAATCAAAATGTATTTCTCACGCTCACGATATTGTGAGCGAATGGAAGCAACAGGACTCGAACCTGTGACAGGTCGGTTATGAGCCGACTACTCTGACCAACTGAGTTATACTTCCACGGACTCCGTTGGGAATCCACCGTACTATATTGCATAAACAAAAATAAAAAAAGGATTAAAGTATTATAACATGAAAAAAGTATCTCCGAAACAAGCAACTATCATTTAAAACTAAAAAGGAAATCTTATAATTATTTATTTAACAACTTATTACTTGTTACATTTATATTGTATCATGGATTTTTGCCTTTTCAATACCCTCTTTTTTACACCTTTTCGTAAGTCTTTTCAAAGATTTCTTTCTTACATGGGTAGATTTCCCCGTCCACACCAGTGATAAGCATATCATCTTTTCCAAGTAACATATCTCCCTCTAATGTTGGAATGATATAGTGATCATCATCATATCTTTTGATAATATATCCATTGTATTCAAGTTCTATTGGTTTACCATGTTCATTTTTTATAAGCTCATCAAACGTGATTGCTTCTATCTCAACAGGTTTCTTTACATATTTAGCCATGTTTTCACTCCTTATTCTGCAATTAGCCATTCGTTAGATAAGATATTATTAAGTGTGTATTCCACCATTTTTGTATCTCTAATATCTAATAAGTCTCCTTTTTCTCCGTTGTCCTTGTCTCTGCACTGCATCATGATAGTTTCTTTTTCTGTATCCCAGTACCAGTACCCACCCCACGATGGAAGTTTTACTTTACGCCCTGCTTTCATTCTTTTAAATGCTTCTGCAAACGACATGCCGACATCTTCCACTACAAGTTGTACTCTATAGCCGTCCTTGTGTACGATTCCATCTTTTCCATCTGTAATGGATGCAATCAGTTCCCCATCTTTTGTGATATTTAGCTCTTTAAAATTTATACCGTCAATTACCATTCTGTTCTCCTTAACATACTCTAATAATCTTGTTATTAACTTTCCTGCTGATTCTCTTTGCTGTAGACAGACTTACGTTCATAAGCTCTGCACATTTCTCTAGTGGTATATTCTTTGCCCGATACTCGAACAATGTTCTTTCAACATCTGTGAAGTTGCAATACGTACGGAACATATTTAGTTCGGGTACGGTAAAATCATATACTTTCAAAAGCAAACACCTCACTGTTTGTCGTGTGTTGTCAACGCATTTATCAGATCGTCTCTGGTTTTTTTTAGACCCTCGATGTTGTTTCCTGTGATCTTATTCTCAATCAAATTAAACATGCTTTTCATGACTAGGTTCATATCATCACGTTGATTATTAATAGCACTGTAGTCACTATTTAGCTTTTGTTTAATTTCTTTAATATCTGTCTCTATATGATCTATTCGATGTTTCATATCGTCCGTAGGCTTCTTGTAATGCTTATAGGCAGTATATAAGACTCCTATCGCACTACCAATTGTTATAATCCACCCACAGGCTACCATAATTCTGTTTATAGTATCCATTATTTACCTCGTGCATTGTTGTATCGTGTCGCTGCACCTCGTGCTGATGATGCTTGACTCCTGTTCCAATCTGCTGTGTTTAGTCGTTCGCTCTGCTTCTTAAGATTGTTCTCTTTGCAGTAATCATTGTAGGCTTTGTTTTGCTTCTGCAATAGTGCCGCCTTTTTCTGATACTCCATGTCAAGATCGTGCTTTAAGGCTTCGTCCTTTGCATTATCCACAGCCGTTTTCATGCCGATTAACTGTCGTTTCGTCTTTCTGATACGTCTTTCAAGCTCTCTCTGTCGTTTCCGTTTTTCATATTCTTTGCGATTCTCTTCGCTGTCGTAGTCCTCGAACGGATTGTTTATTCCATCCCCCGGACCGTGGGAGTGCCGGCAGTTTGCCCCATGGATTCCCTGCACGTTTCCCATACCGCAGACCGAAAAAGGCGGAAATCTTGGGTCATTACCGCTTTTGCTGTAAAACTTGCCTTGCCACCAGTAATGATTGGTTAAGTTGTCTCCACCGTCTCCAATTCTTGCTCCTAAATGTGCAGACGTGAGAATTATATCCCAGTTCATCTCGTCCATGCGTGCATCCGTGATCTCTCCTGCCATCTGACTTACACCAGTACGAACCGCTCTTGTAGTTGCTGTTTCTATGCTGTCTCTGTGTCCGCTATGGTAGGTTACGTCTGCACCGCTGTTTATTATGTCGTTTACAGCTTCTTTTACCGCTTGTGTGTACCCTGTCGTACCGCTTGCAGTCTGTGTATATGCTTTATCCACTGCCTTAATGTAATTATCATGACAGGCGTTCGGCATCGTGCCGGTGTAGTTATGCATCTCTCCCTTGGTCTTTTCATAATTCCTCTGCAACAATCGTTGTAGATAAGGACTTTCCCCGAGTGGTTTTGGTTCAAGACCTGCCTTTTTATACACTGCATCATCCCATTCAAGAGCTTTGATTCCTGCTTCTTTCATAGTGCGTGCGATCTCTGCAATACTTATCTTTGTCGTTTGTGCTATCTCTGCCTGTACCGCTTGCAAGATATACCCTGCATCCTGCAATACATCCATCTGCCACTTGTCAATAGGAGTAAAAAGGTAATCTTCCCCACGTCCTAGCCTTATCATCATTCGCTCTATAATGACAGATACTATCTTGTTATGTAGTTCTTCTGCTTGCTTCTCTGCCTTTTCTGGCACATACCAGAGATAGGTAGGTGTTAACATAATCCCACCTGCCTATTCTTCTGGGTCTTTTACCATTAGTGCCGCATCTAGCATCTTCCCAACTACTGCCGCATCCGCAGGCTTGCCCTCTTGCGTTAATGTTTTGTCTGTTTCTGTACTGCCTGTAACTCCTTTTTTGCAGATGTTATACAACAGTTTTTCTTGTTTTGTAAATGGTTCTGGCAGTTTTACATCTTCACCATTAAGGTATTCAAGGTATTTTTCAATCCTGTACTTTCCCATGCTTTCACTCCTCTCCGCTTGCACCGAATAAGTCTGGCTCTTTCGGTTGTGCTTCTTCTTCAAGTGCTTTTGCTTCTTCTTCACTGAATCCCTCAAATTTAACTAGATAGTACCAGAATGGAATCTTGTTTGAAGTAACATAGCTGTACCATCTCGCTCTATCTTCATCTTCGTTGTATGTAATGTCTCCAAAGTCATACACGGTTTCATACGGTCCGCTTGGTGCTAATTGGTACAGATCAGCGAATATATTAAGTGCTGCAATCAGATCATCCATGCAGGCTTGTAATTTGTCTCTTACGTCCTTAACAAATTGTATCGTCCTCTGTTGCTCTGCTTCAACTCCTGTTGCTGTCTGGATGCCTGCCGTTTCGTTAAATACAAAGTATCCGTTGCTAAATCCGCATTTATATCCGATCTGAGACAACAGGGCATTGATTCCTGTCAATCGTGTATCTGTGTTGAGACTTGGGTTTACCTCTTGATAAAATCCTTTAATGTCTGAGCTATTTACATTCTTGACGTACTCTGGCAGTCTTAACCGCTTCTTGCTTCTCTCAAATCCATCCTGTGTATTATTTACCCTTGTACCAGTCTCTAACAGCTTGTCGGAGTCTAGTAACAACATTCTTCGGCTGTCGAATATCTCTGTTGCGTTCCTGCTGTATGCAGTGTCTAAATCTTTTAGCTCTTCTATTGCTTCGTAAAAGATAGGCAATCCCAAACCACAATGCAAGTCTACATTGTTTGCCTGCGGTGTTCTTAGAACTGCATACAGATGTTGTCCGTTTAGGTTTGTAAGTCCTACATTTTCCAGTTCTCCCCTCCAAGGTGTCTCGTCTATGTCAACCGGCTTTCCTGTGTCATTTGCATCCTTAGAAGCATAGCACCTGTTCGTGATCTGATACACGTCCTCGATGTACCTATGATACTCTAGCTTCGTGTAATACGTCTTGCCATCACTGGAAATTTCTCTATGCACAAACACAATGCCTTGAATCTCTCCGTTGCTTTCGTCTGTTACAATAAAGTTTTCTGGTGTAATCAAGTCCACACTTGAGCCGTTAGGCTTTAATACAACTGTACCGTATGCACAGCTATATTCTACGTGATGTCGTACCTGTTCTAGTTCTTTGTCTATCTGCTCCTGCAACCAATTAGCTCTTGCACTGCCATCTATCTCTATGCCTATTGCAAGTGTAGCAAGGCGTGCTGTCTCACTGCATACAGCTTTTGCAAAGTTGATAGTCTTTATATGCTCGTCCTTGTCTAACCAGTACGGACTGCCCTTATAGATGTATGCACATTTTTCTATAGCTCTCTGCATCTCTGGACTGGTCACAGTGTCTATTTTAAATTCATCTCTTGCCTTTTGTCTAAAAAGGTTGCTTAATATCTCTTTCATTCTGCTAAATATACCCATCTATTCCACCGCTATCAGTTTAACGTTTCCGATTTTTGTTTCTATATCTCCTTGTATCAAATCGCTATTAATCGTAAGCCAAACCCCACCATCATGGATAGATATTTTTTCTATATCCTTGATGCCTAACATTACATTTCCAATTTGTATACAAGTTACATCTTTTAGATTTATCATCATTGTTTTTGTCTCCTTTATGCACTCTCGCCACGTCTCATGCTCATTGGACTTGTCGCATACCTTAATGCATCAATAAAATGGTCGTTGCCGTCTGGATAATCTGCCTTGATTTCTCCGTTTTCGTCCACCTCATGCTCGTAGCTTATTACCTCTTCATACAGCCGTGGAGTTCTCGCAGGGTCTATGATTAATGTCCTGCACTGCAACCATTCATAAGAGTATTTACGACTACCCGGATATACGTTTGTTTTGTTTGCCACAAGTCCTGCATCTCTAAAGTCTAAAATGCTTTCTATCTCGTCAGCTCCACAACTAATACTATAGTCGTTGTATCCCTTACCTATAATCATCTGTGACATTGCAGTGTTGCGGATTTTTTGACCGCCCAACTCATCTATGCACAAGATTTTTTGTGATGCAGGCATGTATGCACATCTGACAAAAGCTTTCGGGTCTGGATAGTATCCCCAGTCCTGCCCTTGGTATATTTTTTCCTGCCTTGCTATTTCTTCGTCCGTGATCGTGCGGATTTCCAGAAGCTCAAAGATATTTGTTCCCAGTCCTACAGGGATTCCCAAATACTCATGCTTGTATGCACGTTCATTCGTTTCTTTTAAGTAGTCTGCATCGACATAGAACTGAGGTCCTAACCACTCCGCAGGAACCGTTGTATAATTGCTCTTATGCCTATAGCTGTCCTCTCTTGCTTCTGCTACATACTTATTTGCCCAATTATTTACACTGATTGGTGGGTTAAATGTCTTAAATACAACAAACTTAGGACCACCACGCAGTATAGATTGCTGTACTGTTCGGATTTCTTCAATGCCTGCGAACTCGTCTAATTCCTCGAACCATAAATATTTTATATATCCTTTAGACACCTTTACAGACTTTGACTTTTTAGCTTTGTCAAGACCTCTGTACAGTATCTTTTGTCCTGTCGGCTTGTATGTGTGTTGCATAGGACTTACAGACGATTCCCACAGATCAGAAACACCTAACGCATCTATTGCCCATTCTATCTGTTCAAACACTGATGATCTGCAAGTATCTTTTACCTTTCGATAGACCGCGGCATTTGTAAATTCTCCGTTGGTTTCATCTTGCATCATACCCAACACAATCTCCACGGACACAAACGAGGACTTACAAGAACCACGACCACCGTACAAATCATAATAGGTGTGCTTGCTGTCTTGAATATCCCAATGCACCTTATAAAAAGATGGAGCAATCACATCTGTTAGATTAACCATGTAACCGCTCCTTTACTCTCTAGGAATGTTGTTCACGATCGTGATTCCCTCTGTTTTGTTCTCTTCCTGCTTCTTGTCTGCATCCCAGTGCTTAAAGTTGTTTCTTAGGTTAAATTGTGCCCCAGAGCTTCCCTCTTTGTCGTACAATCTGCCCTCTGCATACTCTTCCACTCTGCTTTTCGCCCGTGTGATTGTGTCAAGAAACTCTTGTTTTTCATTTTGATAATACAACAAATCCGCTCTAGATGTAAAACCAAGGTGCAAAGCCAATCCGGTAATTGTTGGCGGTTTCCTGTTAATCATAATAGGATAGCCGCTTTTATTTCTTACTATCTTACCATCTTCTTTTAATACTTCGCCCTCACATAGTTTAAAGTACTCATCTATCTTTTTTTGCATAGTTTTAACACTTTTATACTTTGGGGGTCTTCCACCTGCAGCCATTACCTCACTTCCTTTCATGATCTACAACTCTTATATTCTTTTGTGTTTGGATTCCTGCTTTTATATTTGTCGCAGGTGCATAGATATGCGTTGTCTATTCTGTCATACTTGCCTACATCACACATGTAGTAGTTCTTTGTATCACTTCCTAGTAGATGCATACATTCAGCACAGCATATACTTCTATCTTCCATTCTGCACTTCCTCTCTATATCTGTAGCATACGCACATATGACTACACTTAATATTTACTAGGACAACTTCTGTCTTATTGTCGGGGATAGCTCTTCTTTTTGTCTCTGTCACAATATCGCAGTGTACGCAGTCATTACAGCAATTCTTTAATTTGTTATTAATCAAAAAAGACACCTCCCGACTATAGTTTTATCTAAGATAATTATACCATAGTCAGCAGGTGCGTGCTTACACTCTTTTTATTTGTTCTGCATTTCTAACCATTTGTTCTCATATTAGAACTCCTGCACATCTGTCACTTTTAAGTAGAAAGCTTCTTCTGCTTCATCCTCTCCGTTATCTGTTGTGATTTCAAAGAAGATCTGTACTTCTGCTTCATTTGTATCTGTTGCTGTATATATAACATTTTTACCCCATTTAATATCAAATGTTGCTCCCTCATCAAATACTGTGTAGTATCCGTTTTCCATCATGAAGTTATCTAACTCCATGAAACTCATTTCTTCGTTTACAAGTTCCTTTTTGATTTCTTCCACGTTTAATTTTTTCATGGCTACTCCCTCCTATAATACATAATCAATGAAGTATACTGTACCTTCATATTCTACAACTCCCCAGTCAAAAACTGGCTTGTTAGTGTCAATCATCTTTTTATACTCTTCCTGATCTTCTTCCTCAACATCCCATTCATTCATATATTGTTCAAAGAATTTTACAAATTCTTCTTTCTCGTACACTGCTGATCCATTGCATAAATAGTCAACAGCTTCTTTCTTTGTATGGTTGTCTTCCATAATGATTTCAAGTTTCTTTTCTGTCTCGTCTCCCAAGTCTAAACCTGCGTATTTTAAATTTAATTCCTGTGCTTTTGTTAGATACATCATTTTTCATTCTCCTTTTCTATTCTTCGTAATCATAATCCCAGAAACCATCAATCTTTACTTCATACCCAGTGGCATGATGTCCATCACGATCGAATGGCATGTGATCAAGATAATCCACATCTTGAACAATACAGTTTTTATATTTTTTCCGCATTTCTGCGAGAATGTTTTTTTTCATTTCTTCCCATTCAGCACCGAAGGCTTTGGCACCGTAATACTCTCTTGTTAAAAAATTATTTTTCATGACTTCAATCTCCTTTTCTTTGCTTATCTTCTTTAACTGTCTTTATCTTACCATATCTTTATCCCTTTGTAAAGTGATATTTATAATTCTTTTAATTTTTTTTCATCCTCTTCGTCTCTTACATATTCCAATAGCTGACCCGGTTGCATTTCTAAGATGTTACATACAGCATTTAAAGCCTTTAGCGTTATAGCTGTATCCTCGTTCTTTATCTTGTTTAACGTGTTTTGACTAAGTAAATTAGTAGTTTTAGCCTTATATGTAGTAAATCCTTTTCTTTGCAGTGCATCATATACATCAATTTTGTATTTTAACATTTTTCATTACCTCCTATTTACTACATTATATATTATGTACCCTTTTCACGTCAAGAGAAATATTATCATAAAAAGTGACATTTTCTATTGACATAACTTTTTAAAGTGATATAATAAAAGTAAATTAAGAGAACAAAGCAATCAGAAAAGGAGATAATAAGATGAAAAAATTAAGAAAAGAAATTGAAAAGTTAGTTGAAAATGAGGACTTCGTTTCTTATGAAGAGTTCATTTTCGAACTGGAAGAAGAAAAAGAAGAAGTTAAAAAATATCTCGAATGGAGAGCAAACGGTGGGAAGATGAACACTGAAACACTTCCAGACGGATATGTAGAAGCTTGTAAGAAAATTTTAGAAAGAATTTAGGAGGTTGAAAATCATGGATTATTACAGAGGTAGAAAAATCGACAAAAAATTTAAAGAAGAGGTTGCTAAAAATTCAGCAATCCGAGGTTATAAAAATGCGGTAAAAATTTTCATTTACCGTCAAGATTTAGAAGCTTCTTTACTTTGTGATGAACTAGCTGATAATCTTTCTAAGCTTGGTTTTAGCTTGGAAGAAATCGAAGCTTTAGAACTCGAAGCCTATGGCGAAAGAGAAAAAGAGCTAGAAAAATTCGATAAGGAACACCCTAACTGGGAGCAACTTATCAATGCATAACATACACCACCCACCCCGGAGGTTACGAGGGTAGAAAGTTGGAAAATATGACTAAGAACGCAGAAAAGAACGCAAGAACAATGCTAATCAGATTATCAACCGAACAGCTTATAAAGGAATTTGACATGACTGAAGATATACCAATTACTCTTGAATTGTCCATGGTCCATGGTTGGATTATGGATGAACTGGAAAAGAGAAATCCAGAAGCTTTTGACAAATGGCTTGATCTTGATTATCCAGATAATGAATCATTAAAAAAATTATATTTAAACGCATAGGAGAATGTATCATGAAAAAAATATTATTATCTATCATCTTAACAGCAATCATTACCGCAGGTATCACAGCTAACTACATCATCACGCATCAGCAGGTAAGCGGTACAACCGGAAACTACAACATAGAAATTTTAGATCACAACTTTTCATATAGATAACATTAAGTACCAGAAAAGTTCTGGTCCTTCGCTGAAATTTTCTTGTACATTAGTAATATAATATGTATAATTCATTACAGAAAGAGGTGTTTATTTATGGCTTTAAGAGAATGCGTTGTCTGTGGAAAGACTTTTGATGGTGCACCAAGTGCAAAATATTGCTCCGAAGAATGTAAAAACGCACCACGATATACAAATGAATTTAATGGAGAAAAGTGGGGAAAATTAACTATCATAGATGCTTATAGAAAAAAAGGAAGAGTTTATGCCATTTGCAAATGTGAATGTGGAAATACAAAAACTGTAAGATACGATGCTCTAACATCTGGTCGAACTCAATCTTGCGGATGTTTTGCCGAAGCTAATTACTATAAACCATTTGACCTCACTGGTAAAATTAACGATTATGGTTGTAAAGCAATTAAGCAAATAAGAGTTGGAAATCGGTATAAATGGGAGTGTGAATGTTCTTGCGGAAAGCACTACCTAGTTCCTGCCGGACTGTTTTACAAACAAATGTCTTGTGGTTGCTCACATCAAAGAAGTGCCAGAGAAAACCTCAAAAAGGCAGCGAAGACATGTGAACAAGGATATATAGAAAATACATCCATTATATCAATCAAACCTAGAAAAATGCTACGGAATAACACATCTGGAGTCCGTGGTGTTAGTTGGGACAAAAATCGGCGAAAATGGGCTGCTACAATAGTATTTAAAGGCAAAACATACCATTTAGGAAGATACTATAATATAGAAGATGCAGCCACGGTTAGAAAAGAAGCAGAAAACGCTCTGTTTGGAGATTTTCTTAAATGGTTTCAAGAAGTGTATCCAGAACGATGGGAAAAATTCAATAAAAAGGCAAAAAAAGAAGAAACAGAGGATTAAACCCCTGCTTCTTCTTTTATATTCTTCAGATTTTCTTTTAACATCTTCACACACTCATTAAATCCGTCACGTTTACCGCTGTAATCGTCCATAGGCGGTATTAATGTACATAGGGTATATAAGTCTTGCTTATTCATTTTAAACTCCTTTAAATCATGCAATTATCGCACAAAATATAGTTGATAACACACATACATAAGATGATAACATTGCAATTTTTAAAACTTTTTGTATATTTTTATCATTTTTAAATTCCTGTAATGTACGATTTACTACCAGATCAACACAAAAAATTAATAAATATATAGCCGTTGTTGCTCCACATAGTCCCAGTGATGTTTCTGCAATACCATACATCACTATAAATAATATATTGCTCACTTTTTAGCCATCCTTTCGTACATTTCGCAAGTACACGTTAGCTTGTTAACCTGTTGGCACTTTTCTAAATACATCTTTTCCATTTCTTTTATGTCCTGCGGTGTCAATCCTGTTTCTTTGTACTCAAGAAGTTCTTTTAATGCCTTAGTTGATACCGCTTTACTTCCTGCAAACATTTTTGATAATCGTATCTGATTTTTGATAACGTCTATTGATAACCCTGTCACTTTCTTCCCCTCCTGTTCCTGTTTAAAGCATTTCTTTTCATAAATTTTTCTTTTGATAACGACTTATAATAAGGATTTTTCCTTTTGATAACATTCTTCTCTTCCTTACAATCGTCTTGAAACTGTTTATAGCCGTCACATAGGGTATGGCAATTATAAGCTCTTCCTGTGGCTTCTGTGCACCCATAGCATGGATTATCTTTCCCTCTCATAATAACGCCCCCCCCACTTTATACATCTTCTGGACTTCTGTTATTTGCTTTGATAACGTCAAATCCATCTGGATAACGTTTCTCTAATTTTTCAATGTTCATTTGCATAATTTCATCCAACGACCAATTAAATGATTCACAAATCATAGCAACATACCACATTACATCCCCAAGTTCTTTTTTTGCGTGTTTCTCGTCAAACTTGCTTTCATGGAATATCCATTTTTTAACCATGTCAGTAAGCTCTCCAACTTCTCCAGATAATCCGAATAAGCCGTTAATAATTCCACCCAAGTCAATCCCTGTGTCTGGTACGTTGTCCTCTACTCCCTGTTCTAAATTATCAGCCATATTCATTATTCTTTCTGTTCCTAATCCGTCATTAGTTCGCATTGCCTTTACTTGATATTCTTTACCGTTCATTTATAACACTCCTTTATAACTTGATAACCCTTTGTCCTCTGTCATATTGGCTAAGTATCTTGTCTAATGCATCTTCTGCTTTTTTATGTGTTTTGAATGATTGTATTATGTAAATAAATCCATTCATTAACTCACATTCTACATTTTTTTCACTTGCCCGAATTTCAAGAACATTATCAAGATTTATAATCTCTCTATCTTTTGTCATTATTAACACTTAAGTCCTCACTTTCTCCACAGTCTAACTGATTCCCACACTCACAAACTTCTGTCCATTCCTTTATGTAGTTACCGCACTTAGGGCATCTATATAACACCACATCCTGCTTTTTTAAGTTCTTATGTCGTTCTCTTATCGGCAGGCTGTTAAATACAGCACCGATGTGTTCATAATCTTCTAACGTCATTGTAATCGTATCTCTTGCTTTAGCGGACTGGCAGAAGCCACTGCCTACCAGTCCTAATAAAACACCAATGATAACAAGTAAGATTTTTAATATCATTCTTCCATCTCCACTTCTTTATAGATATTCACTACGGTATCACTGACAACATTATCTTTTGTTAATTCAACCTTATATCCTTTATCTGTAATGTTTTTCACAAACTCTTTAAGCGGTAACACATCTTTCATTGCATCTGGATAATATATTTTTGTTGCTTTTTTTAAAACTTTTACCTGCTCCACTTTCTCTCCTACCTCACACGTATTTTTTGTTTCTTGGTTAATTTGAATCGTCTCAGTAATCCTTTCTATACACGATTTCAATTCATCTTCTGACATTCTTGAAAAATCTTTTCTTTTACAATTATGTACAAACTCACATGAACTGTCACATATATTTTTGTTGCAATAATCTTCTAACGTATCTATCATCTGTTCTCTTGTCATTCTCCCACCTCTAAATCTTTCGCAAGCTTGAATCCTGTTCTCCCAACATTTCTAAGATTTTCTTTAATTAGCGTCTTTTTCGGTGTCCTGTTTCTGTCGTACCAGTTCCAGTCGTTGTCCTCTCTTGCTTTTTTCTTTGTTTCATAACTTTTCTCATACTGATATTCTTCTTTTGCCATCTCTAGGCAAGCAATCATGTAATCTATTTGTTTTATAACATCCATGTCAATCTCCTTTCGCCCTTAGCATACAAAACAATAGTTCTACCATGCTTTTTCTTCTTAACACTGTTCTGCAATTAGCAATTGTCTTTAAATACCATTTATTAACATCACTGTCTACTGTTATTTCTCCATCATAAAATCCATCTTTTGCACCTCTGACAGCTACCATTATTCCAAAGTTTGTAGATGAATCTGGATAATGCTCTTGTATGTATTTCTTTAACTTTCCAGACCTAATATCTGTCAATAACTCTTTGCCGCACTCTAACGTTGTAACAATATAGTTTTTCTCTCCTAAAAAATTAAGTCCGTTTCCGCTGTAAACATCTTCTTTGCAGCTTTTTACTTCATAGCAAATGAAAATTCCTTTTTCCAGGGACGATATGCTGCACTGTCCGTCTGGTATATACTGCATAAAATCAATTCTTTTTGTCTTAGCTTTTGATGATCCGTAATCTACAACTACTTCTTTCGCCCAGTACATCCCCATACCACATAATTTTTCTTCATATAACAGCTTTCCTAGAAATTCTGTTATCGTCTTTCTGTTGCTCATAGATCATCCCTTTCTTTTGCTGCATAACATAATGCCATTACTGCTGCACCAGCTACCGATCCAATGAATAATCCGCTTAAAAATCCTACAATCATAGATTAACCCTCCATCATATTTTCAAACCTGTATGTTTGCTTTGCATCAGGATATTTTTCGTGATCTACTTCACTCATAAACATTTCTAATGGTCTTGCATAGATTCTTTGCATTTCTTTTGTAGCAGCATATACTACAAGTAATTCATTTGTCTCTGTATGGCGAGCAACATTAAGGACAACATATAAGTTCCCTTTAAAGTGTTTGTACACTTCGTAAGGTTTCGGCATGTGTCGTCCATTTAACGTCTTTGCTACACTCTCTATTTTTTCTATTGTCTTTCCCATGTTCTGTAACCTCCTTTATTCCACCTTGTTAGTCGTCACTCCACATATTTAATAAACCGTCAATGTCTCTTTCTAATTCGCAATAATCATCTTCGATTTTGCTTCTTAAAATTTCATATAAAGCATTTATGCTTGTTAAACACAACATATTTTCTTGATATATTACATAATTTGGCGTTATTCCATCATCTTTGTATAAACATTCAAATGCGATAACGTATATTTTATCTATGTCATTTACATCTATTGATTCCTCACTTTCTCCATATACTTTTTTATAAATTCTTTTGTAAAATCTTACTAGGATTCCTGCCACTTCTTCATCGTTTATACAATTATCACTGATTCTTTCTGGATGGCTCATAATTGTACAAATGATTGCCTTTTTAACTGCATCCTTGAATTGTGTCTTTGTAATCACGTTCCCACTCCTTTACTTCATCATGCTTCTGTACGGCTCAAAGAAATCTTCTTTTCTTAACTCCATTTCACATTTAAGACAAATAAATTTGCTTTGTATTTTCATATCTGAATTTATTTGTATATACTCTCTTCCAACATCTTCATTGAATAACAAACTATTACAACTTTTACATCTTGCTACTGGCATTTTTCTTTTACCCCACATCCTTGATATTAAGTTCTGCTTTCGTAGGTATAAATCTCATATATCCTGCATCTCTTATAATCTCGTTTTCTGTTAAATCCACGATTTGTTTCTTTTCTTTTTCTGATTTAACTACAAGATAATAATGTTCATCTCTCACACCCATACATACATCTCCAATCTTGAAATGACTTAATGTGTATGTTTTAATACTTGGTTGTTTTGCATTAATTTTCATCTTCTTCCACCTCTTTCAGTTGTTCTTCCAAACAATGTTTTAATGCATATATGATTGTATAATCTAAAGGACTAATCTTTTGCGGATCATGTTCTGCCCTATACTCATACTTAAATATCTCTGATTCTAACGCACTGCTTAGCTTAATTGGTTCCAACGGATTCTCAATATCATCAAGATACTGTGTTTTTATCTTTCTCTTATATTCTCTTAGATTTTTCAGTTCTTCCAACCACTCTGCAAGCTGTTCATGTTCTTTCATGCATTCAATACACCTGTCAAGTTTTTCGTCTTCTGCATTTGCACGATGTAACATAGCCTGTCTATATTTCTTTGTTGCAACATCTTTTGCGTGCTTAATAGCTTCTTCTAATTTCATTCCTCTCCCTCACTTTCTACCCCAAAGATGTACTTAAGGATTCTGTCTTTTCCTACTGCTTCGATTGCATCAACCAAAACATCTCTTGATGTAAACCTAACTGTACCCTGTATTTTTGCTGTAGCCCATGTATCGCAAATAAGTCTTTTCTCATCTTCTTCACATCGAATTAAATAACAACGATTGTTAAATGCTGTGCCATTGTGTTCCTTTGCATATCGTTCAAGTTCAACTTCTATTCTTCTTTTCTCTCTTGCAAATTCTGCTTCTTGTTTGGTTAGAAAAACATTTCCTAATTTCCATCTTCTTCGATCAAAATTATTATCCAGCCACACGCACGATGTAATAGTTCCATCGTTATCAACAATGTAATAACATTCATTTATTTGTGGTTTCTTTACCTTTGCATCCTGTTTCTTTTCTGGTTCTTTCCCATTCATCTTCTCAACAAGTCTGTAAAACTCTTTTTCTTCTGCTTCTGTTAGATTTTTAATTCCCATATTTAATCCTCCTTATTTGTTAAATAATCTTCTATGGCTTGATCTAAAAATCTACTACTGATAAACCAACAATCAATGTATGTTGTTTTATTTTGTTTGTTATATATCAATAGACTTTTGTTTTTAACATTTTTCAATGTTATTCTCATCATGAGTGTATCTGTATTATTGCTTAACTCATCAACTCCTAAAACCGTGTTTTGTGTAAGTTGATTTAGCTGACTTGTAATACGCTGTAAACACGTTTCTTTACAAATTACTTTGTTCCACGTTGGTTTCAAGCATCTGATCGTTGTCTGCATATCATTTCTCTCGTCAGTATTTGTCAAAATAAAGCAATCATCTAATTCTTTTATTTCTTCTCCGCTTATAATTGCTTTCGTTTCTATATTATAAATTTGCATTTCTTACTCCTTTACTGTCCATTCTCTCCCCTGCCGTTAATAGCAGGGGAAATCATGACTTATACAACAAATAATTAAAGAGTTTTGTTGCTTATGCGTTGCGAGGATTCTTATTTAATTGTTCGTGTGGTATATAAAAATCCTGCTGTGCAACAAGCCTTTTCTGGCTTGAGTCTCTGCCTAAAGATGAAAAATGGAAGAATCTGAAAATACAAAAAAACATTATTTACAGTTACTTAGGCAGAGACTCAAACCAGAAAAGTATTATTTAGTTTTTATTTCCAGTAGACCGCACTGGATGTAACATGAATACCTCTAGGTCTCCTTTTGTTACTTTGCCGTTCTGCTTCAATTTCTTTTCTTACTTCATCCCCAAATTTTTCTGTCCAAAATGTAATCAAATACTCTGGAATCTTAAACATTTGTGAGCAAGATTTTGACGTATTGTTTTTTGTCAGTCTTGTCTTTACTACCATTTTTATGTATTCACGAGAATATGGGGCGTTTTCTTCTTTGTCTTCATCTAAGTTCTGTTTTTTCCATTTAAAGAGGGTGGATGAATCAATGCCGTATTCTTTCGCAACGCTCTTTACCTCATGTCTTGCGTTACTTTCTGCAACAACTTTTCTTTTAAATTCTGTTGTGAATTTCTTATACCCCATCTTCTTCCACCACCTTTCTGTAGATTGCTACATTCCTGCCTGTCAAACTGTCATGACGTTTACCGCATACCTCAATACGTCCGTCCTGCACTAACTCCGTTAGCCGTGGTTGTACCTGCTGCCTTGTCGGTTCTAAGACTTTTTTATGCTTGTATAACACTGTTGCGATCTCTCGTGCTGTCATAGCTTCGTATTCAAGCTGTTCAAGAATTAAGATATGTATTGCTTCTTTATTAATCTTTTTGTGGGATTCTCTTCTAGTCTGCTTGGTAATGGAATGGCTTCTAAGTGCTGTTTCATTACCAAAAAAACTCATTTGATACATTTTCCATCACTCCTTTTTCCTTACTCTAATTGCTTATGTAGTAACTGCATTTCTAAATCATCAAAATCATAGTCTCTCTCGCAGGATAAAACACTTGCAGGATTCCGCTGTGGCTTCGGTTCTGGTGGTTTCTCGTAGTTCTCGTCAAGGTAATCCACGTAACCGCTGTTAAAAAATGTCGAGCCGTTCCGTGGTTTTCTCCAACTACTGTCCTTAGATAAATCATCCAGATACCTTTTCAAAGCTCTTTCTATTTTTTCTTCTCCTATCTCATACAGAGTCTTTTTCTTTGTGTCGGATACCTGTCCTTTACCACGTTTATTCGGGTACTGTTTCCAGAGTCTTTCAAAACATTCATTGATTGCTTTTTTGTTCGACTTTTCGCAATTTTCTTTTGATTTCTCGCAATTTTTCTTTGCGTTTTTGTCTGGTTGTTCCATTTTTCGTTCCACTGGTTGTTCCATTTTTGTTCCATTTTCAACTGCCGTGTTTTCCTCGGTAGTTACTTTTACAACTTGTCCACAATCTATGTAGGTTTGATACCCATTTACTGTGTATATCGTGTATTTATTTGTGCTTTTTGTGGATATGTACCCTGTGTCCTTTAGCTTCTTAAGAGCAGTTCTGACTTGGTCTACTGTTAGCCCTGTTTCTGCGGATATTCTTGCACGACTTGAAACAAATTGTCCTGCCTTTATCTCTTTTCCGCAGTACCGCTTGTCCTCTAAATTTGTATGTAGTAGGCAATGATAAAACAATCTAAATACATTTGTGTTTTCATACCATTCCCAGTCTGTATTTATGTTTATTTGCATCATTGCCCTCCTGCTTAATATTTGTCTCCGTCTTCGTAGATTGTTATCTCGATTCTTGGATTCTTTGCATCGACCTTTATCCAGTTAACGATACCCTCTACCTGTTTCTGACCATCGTTTGGGAACACTCCTACTTCTACCAAGCTATCTAATATGTACTTAATAGCCGAAAAGACATTGTCTGGATCACGTCTTTTATTCTTTTCATACCACTTAATTTCCAGAATCACTGGGAATTTTATGTGCTTTTTCTTTAGCCATTGTGGTATGTATGCCTTGCAAATTTTTTGATTGTTTTTTTTGCATCTGGCACCTTTGTAGGGATTGGTCCTGTTTGCATAAATAAAAGTGTTAAGTCCGTCAAGTCTTCCTTGGATTGTGTATGTTACAGCCATGATTTCCCAAACTCCTTTCTGAACTCTTCCCTGCTACCGATATGCTCTTCATAATATGTTTGAGCCATCGTCTTAAGCTTTGTATCTATGTCTCCATTTTTTCTGTTAAAATGTACACCGTTCGGATGGAAGTCTGGTCTTAGTGGTACGACAAATCCATATTTTTCACTTTTCTTCCTATTAGAACCGCCAAAAATATGATGTCTTTCCACTATGTAAGAACCTGTGTAAATGCAACAGTCCATATTTTCTGTAAATACACTAGTTAGCTTTTTCAAGTTTTACTCTCCACCTTTCTTCCATTTCTTTTATCTCCTGCGGTGTTGCTGTCTCAATTCCAAGCTCTTTTGCTTCTGCAACAGTTCCTTTTATTAGTTCAGACATTTCCTTTGTGTCGTAGGTATGACTCCCACGCATTACCAGATTGATTCTGAACAACTTACCTGCCTTATTGGTAGTTGTACTGGCTGTCGGTTGTAGGTGGCAAAATTCAAGGTCGTACACTTCTATATCGTTATCTAGCGGAAGTGATACAAGAGAACCATTTATAATCTCATGCTGTCCGTACTCTGCTATGAGTTTGTTCTTTATATATACCTTGCTGTTATCTGTTACTTCTGCAATCTTTCCAACAAGTACATGAAAGTATGCATTGGCATCTAAGCTCCTGCCCTCACGGTACTGAACAACCTTAAGCCGACATTCTTTATCTTTCAGTCGGTCATATTCCCCTCGTATGTCTTTTTCACACACAAGGGAAATAACCTGCTTACCACTTTCAAAATCAATGGATATATCATGAATTTTGGCTTTAGTTTCCATCTAATCAGCTCCAAATCTTTCTTACGTTAGCCTTGTCTTTGTTGGCTACAATGTACTGATATTCTCCCTCGGTAATTTCTGAAATATCTTTATGATGATAAGATGTAAGAATCTTGTTAATATCAAATGCCATTTCATCACACAGACTCAAAAGTGTGTCCTGTTTGATTTTTGAAATCTTCATACCTCTGATTGCTTCTGCGTTGTTATCGTCTGTCTGCTTGTCCGCTCTTGCTTTGCGTTCTTTTTGATTTTCGTCCGTATCAGCATCTTTTGTATCATCCAGCAGGAAGATTCCATTTAAGGCATACTTACGTGCATAAGATGATGCCGTTCCTGTTATCTGAGAATCATCCATTCCCTTTTTATTAAGTGCTTCTCTTGCAAGTGCTGTTGTTACTACACTTGCTTCTGTTTCAATGTCCTGCACCTTTACTGTTGCTTTTACGTAGACACGATCTCCAACGGCTATCACATCGTCCGTTATGTACATTGCAAGCTTCTGTTCTTCCAGAAGTGGTTTCACAGCTTCTAAGATTCCCTCTGCGTTGCGGTACATATACCCACCGAATGAGTTTCTTAGATTTTTCGGTGCTTTTAATGTTGTCTGAATCTTCATCATTTTTTCATGTATTGTCATATCTTTCTATCTCCCCTCTGGTTCATATTCTCCGTTATACGGAATGACGTTTCCCTGCTCGTCACACTCTTTCACACTGCATACATCATCAAAACGAGCTTCTTTTAGTTCCTCTAATTCCTTTTTGAATTTTGGATTTCCTGTAAACACGTCCCACATATACTCTAGTAGCCATGTTTTATCTTCTTCATTGTTTCTCGCCTGCTTCCAGATATATTCTGTTGCATCTTCTTCTGGGATTACTGTCCCATATTCGTTTGTGTATCCTGTTACGATCATTCCTGCTCACTCCTTTGCTTCTTTAAGAATCTCTTCTACATCAAATTCTTTTGGTACTGTTTCTTCCTGCTCATTTTCTTTAAGCATTGCAAAAAGTCTAAGCACACTTGCTGTATATGCTAAATTTTCAAAAATGGTTTCAATAGCATCGTTATTCGCCATTCTTTCATTTAAGATTGTATTTGCGTTATCAAATGCTTCTTCTTTGTTGTATATCCATTCTTCATTATCTTGTCCGTAAAGTTTTACAATAAGTTTGCTATAAAACTCTGTCATGCCTGTTGCAATTTTTTTATCTGCTACCTTATTTTCCTCTTCTGTAAACCTTGGGTCTCTAGTTTCTTTCACTGCTTCAATAATTACTTTTCTTGCTGCATCCTTAAACTCTTTTTTTGTAATAATCATTGTCACATTCTCCTTTTCCTGCTATACTGTTGTTATACATTTTTTGTTAAGCACTTAAGACCTGCCATGTCTGGGTGCTTTTTTTCATTTCCATCCATCACGCTCTTGTGCGATTAATGCCAGTCCTGCGGCTACGCAAGTACCCATAAACCAAAATGGCATTAAATCTAATCCGCAGACTAACAGCCCACACCCCATCATGAATGCTCCCATTTTCATTTAAAACCCTCCTCTCTGCATTGCTTGGTTCTCATTTGTTAGCTTTCTTATTCTCCATTTTTCAAATCTTTCTGTATCGAAAAATATAGGAGAATTGGACTTAGGACCTTTTTGTGCAAAGTCTTGTCCACGTTCCCGATAAGCTTCATCCAGAAACGACCTCGGGAACCCCATTTTCACAAGCTCTCCCATCTTCATAACTGGTTTCGGGTACTCCATGTTTACCTCACTTTCTCCGCTTCTTCCTGCGGTAGTATCCTCTTTTCTTCATTCCTGCCTGTCTGAACGCCACTTTCTTGTATTTGCCGTTCTTCTTAGCTTTAATTCTTTGTCCCATTCTCTAAGTCTCCATCAATATCGGTGTGATAGTTGTTAACTCCGCTTCCGTCCTGCTGAACGTATTCATATGAGTTAAACACATATATCCACACTGTATTTGTCGTAACCAATGCAATGAATGTAATTAACCAGATTGCAAACCATCTTTTTGCTGTCCGTTTACTTTGCTCAATTACCTCTGTTGCAAAGTATTCTTCTAAGTCTTTCCACTGCTTTGTTTTATCTTCCATTCCGCACCTCTTTCTTGCGGTGTTAAAAAAATTGTGTTATAATTTCCTTACCGCTAAGCTATGGTTAGTGGTTACATTCGCCCTGTGTGGTAGTTCTAGTACCGCATGGGGCATTTTTATTTCTTTCGTTCTTCTCTTCTCTTTTTACTTCTGTAGTCGTCGATTAATACAGCTGTGATTTCAAGTGCAATTACTCCTACAGCTCCTACAAATATTCCTAATTGAAATGGTGGAATATACATTTCTGCACTCCTTTCTGTGTTATAATCTCCCTAGGAGGTGTACTATGTCTAAAAATCCTTTACCGCATCTTGATAAACCAGATGAAGAAACCATTGATAAAATGAAATCTTCCGACTATTCCAAAAATCAAAAGATTCAAGATGCTATTAATTCATCCATTTCCGCTGACAGCAAAAGGAAATATCAGCAGAAATTTAATTGGTTTTCTAAACATTGGTTAGAGTTGCTATCTGTCTTAATTGCTTTAATAGCTCTTATCGTCAGTCTATTTAAGTAGCAATCTCGCAATCGCAAGTACCAATGCTGTACAAGAAAGCACAAAAGATATTCTTGTAATCAATGGGTACTCTGACCATGCTCTCATTTTTTTATGAGAATATCTTTTCTTCACTACTCACTCTCCTCTAAAAAATAATCTACTGTCACACCAAAGTAATCAGCTAATGCCTTTAACTTTTTGATGCCCGGTTTACTTCTTCCTGTTTTCCAATCCGTAAACGTAGACCTTACAATTCCTGTATCTTCTGACACTCTGTAATCTGTCAGATTCCTTTTGTCCCTTAACGCACAATATTTTTTATACATATTTACTCCTTTCCGAACGTTTCTATTGATTTTAGTTCGGAAATCAGTTATAATATGAAATGTAAAGAAAAATCATAACAAGAACTTACCAATGGCTGTTCTTTTTTCCGAACTTATGGTTATATTATAATTCGGATTCTAGAACTTGTCAATAGTTTTTGTACGGATTTTGGAACTTTTTTTAAAAAGGCGGTGCTTTATGTACGAAATTTATCAAAAACTGCGTGACGAAAGAGGTCTGAAAGATTCTGATGTAGCAAGAGAAGCTAGCGTTTCTAAGTCAACTTTTTCTGATTGGAAAGTTGGTAGAAGTAAACCAGGCATCAAAAAGTTACAGAAGATTGCCGATTTTTTCGGTGTAACAGTTGATTACCTAATGACGGGAAAGGAGGAAGATAAAAAAGAAAAAGATAACCGTGTAATAGACATCAAAGACGAACTGGAGAGAATGAGAGATTTACTAAAAAACAGGACTAGACACCCTATCTACTACGATGGGGAAAAACTTGACGATGAATCTCTTGATGCGATATTAGCCCAGTATGAAATGTCACTTATATATCTTGAACAGAAAAATAAGTGAAGAAAGGATATGGATGTATGAATCATAATCAAATTAAATCTATTGTATACAATTTGATTAAAAAATACGAAACCAGAAACCCCGTTAGGCTTGCAAAAGAATTAGACATAATCATCCAGATCGGGGACTTAAAAAAAATATCTGGTTGCTATTTAAAGATTCACGAAAGAGATTTTATTTACATAAATGAAAAAATATTAGACAACGAAAAAAAGTATCACGAGGTCTTAGCTCATGAGTTAGGTCATGCGGTCCTGCACAAAGAAGATTTTTATTTCTTCTCATTTGGCAAGAACTGTTATGAGAACTCTATCGAACAAGAAGCACAGACATTTGCTTCGGAACTTTTGATACCCGATGAAGTGGTGCTTGATCACAAAGATTATACAAAAGAGCAACTTGCAATGCTGACAGGATACACCCCACAGCTAATTGCATTTAAACAGCTCTAAACTTTTTCTTTTTTTGTTTTATTTTTTTCTTTTTAATTAAATATAAATATATTATTTATTATAATACTATATAGGTTATATATAACTATAGTCTTTAGATACTATATATTTATATAAAAGAAAATAAAAATACACCATAAAACGTGATTTGTCAACCATAAAATAAAATATTTTTTTGCATAGTGCTGAAAACCGCATAAATACGTGGTTTTTGAGATTTTCAGAAGTAAAAAACATACCTTGATGGTGTTTTGATGGGGATTTGTTGGGGATTCTACTATGTAAAAAGTCCTACAAACCGCATAAAACCGTGGTTTCTTGATGGGGATTTGATGGGGATTTTGGTTGGTATGTTGCCTGTTATACATTATAAAAGGAGGGATTTTACATGGCACTAATAACTTGCACTGAATGTGGGAAAGAGTTTTCTGAAAAAGCTCCTGCGTGTCCTAACTGCGGATGCCCTACAGAGGAAATCTTAAAAGAATTAGCTACTGTTTCTACTGCTGATAATGAAGTTCCGCAGTATGAAATTGATGAAAAAACGATTGAGATTGCTATAGAAAAAGGTATTGTTAATGAACCTAGTGATTTAATTATCACAGCAGGTAAATATACAGATAGTGGTTTTCTTTCTACATTAACACATATACTTTATGTAGCAAAAGACAGCTTCTATTTATGCCGTTTTGATAAGGCAGAAGAGAATCCAAAAGAAGATATTATTGTCAAACTGGATTATACAAATGATGCTATTAATCAGTTAACTTATGATTATGAAATGCGTAAATTTAACGGTAATTTTGGTTTTAATGCAAGCAAAATCAAAGCGGATAAAGACAGGTCTAGGGATGCTTACTATGAGATTTTGAAAAAGGTAGACAGCAAAAAAGCCGAAGATTTTTATAAGATTTTTTATCTGGATGCACCATACTGTCCTAAGTGTCACAGCTTGAATATAGGATATGAGTTTGTGCAGGATTCAGCTAAAACAAAGGGAAAATCCGAGGTCCGTAAAAAGAGTGTTGTGACTCGTGCAGGTAACAGTCTGGGACGTGCAGGTATGATCGCAGCGACTGGCGGTCTGTGGGCATTAACACCTAAAAAGTCTAAATACAAAGAAAAGAAATCATCCAAGACAGATATTAACAGTAAACAAATGGCAATTTGCCAAGACTGCGGTAAATCTTGGGAAGTTAAATAACAATAAAAAAGGACCGTACCACGCCAAAATAGGTACAGTCCTAAGCACTATCTAATATAAATACAAGGTAGTTATCATACAAGATAGTACAGCCAAACACCTATATTGTATCATGACTACATCAGTTATGCAAGAACGCAAAAAAGAGCCACCGTTAGAAGACTAAAAAGAACGGTAACCCTTTTCCATAACATCGTAAAATTTTAATATAGAAAATTCCATATCTATTGTAACACATTCATATTATTTTGCAATGTTATAAAAACTACTCTTGCATGGCTGTTATTTTTGTACCCATTTTGTGATTTTGATTATTAAAAAAGGAGTGATACAATGGCAACAGCTAAATTTAAAAAAGGTAAAGATGGTTACTATTCTACCAACGTGTGGGATGGCACATACAAGGATAATGGCAAAAAGAAATATAAACACCTGCGGTCCAAGAAAAGCTCCAAGGATTTAGAAAGAATCGTAAAGGAGTTTGAGCAACTAAGGGACCAACGGCAGGCAATGATTGACTCTGATATACTATTTATTGATTATGCCAGACAATGGAAAGTCTTATATAAAGAATCTAACAGAGCTAACAACACAAATAAAATGTACGACAATGTAATTAACGTCCATTTTGACAGCATTAAATACGTTAAGCTACAAGATGTACAGCGAAGCCACTTACAATTGATTCTGAACGTTGCTAAAGGCAAACCACGGACACAACAACAAATAGTTATGACATTTAAGCAGGTCTTACACTCTGCTGTCTGTGATCGCATTTATTCCGCACAATCATTTGCAGATATATTCAACAACTTTGAATCTATAAGTTACAAAGCGAAAGAAAAACGTCATTTGACACCAGACGAACAGAGAGCCGTTTTTAAGGCAGATTTTAATTTAATGGATAAAATATATGTCTATATCATTTACGGCTGTGGATTGCGGTGTGGAGAAGCCTTAGCACTAACAGAAGCAGACTTCAACCTAGAAGCACATACAGTATCTATCGAAAAATCACACGACATATCAGACAACATACCAAAGAAAAAAACAGTAAAAAACATACAGAACGGAGAAAGAACGTTACCGTTACCGGATAACGTATTCGATACAATCTCTACTTACATAAAACAACTTAGAAAAGATGGCAGGAAATACTTATTCATAAATCGTGATTACAAGCCTATGACAAAATCTGGTTTCCGCAGGATGTGGGGTAGAATCATAAAAGCAATGCAGGCAGTCAGCGAAAGTCCTATTGAGGATTTAACAAGCCACATCTTCCGCCACAATTACTGCACAAACTTATGCTACCAGTTCCCTAAGATTAGCATAAAGATGATTGCAAGGCTTGTAGGGGATTCTGAAAAGGTCGTTCTGGAAGTATACAATCACTTAATGTTAGAAAAAGAAGATAGCATATCCGCTGTAAACGATGCTTTAAATCTGGAACAAAAAATGGAACAACGCAAAGAAATTGCTTCATAAATTTTCTGGAACAAAAGTGGAACATGGAACACGCATGGAACAAATACTTCCTTAAACTTTAGATACTTTCGTTTACTTTTAAGGGTATGATTTTTAGACAGGTCATACCCTTAAAAACCGCATAAATACAAGAAAAGCACGGTATTTAGCCATTTGGCAACCGTGCTTTTTAAAGTGAGCGTGCGGGGATTCGAACCCCGGACAACTTGATTAAAAGTCAAGTGCTCTACC